GGTTCTCTCTCTCCCCGATTGACCAGATTTGACCCACCAACAACCGAAAGGCCTAGGTCATGACCCAAAAGAAACCAGAACCAACCCAGACCAAACCAATGGGAATACTCGATTCCCTGAACTCGGCTTTGTCAGTAGCAAGTTGGATCGCGCCAACTGATGTGGCGGCCATAACTCTCGCCCGGCGGATTGCCCAGGCACTTGACACGGCTTTTGACATGGGCGATCTCAAAGAGGCAACACCTTTGGCCGCTAAATACTTAGCCGTATTGCAACAACTCCACATGACAGTGGAAACTAGGACAGCAGGAAAACAGGGCGAGGAAAATGACGGGACAAACCATGTCGGAAACTATCTACGGCTCATCGAGGCCAAGGATCGAAAGTCAAAGTCTGCACCTGCCCAGCGCAGGGCCAGTGGTGGCTCAACTAGCTGATGAATTAGGTGTGCCTTTACTGCCTTGGCAGAATCATGTCCTAAATGATGCCCTGCAAGTTTTGCCAAATGGCAAGTGGGCTAGATCATCGGTTGGCGTACTTGTAGCCAGGCAGAATGGCAAAACCCACATGATGCGGATGAGAATCCTTGCTGGCCTGTATGTCTTTGGTGAAAAGAACGCCATCGCCATGTCCCAGACTCGGCAACTGTCTTTGGACACTTTCAAGCAAACTGTCGACATGGCCGAATCGCTGGACTGGATGCGAAAGCGGATCAAGCGAGTTTCCCGGACTAACGGCCAAGAGGAGTTAGAGGTTTATTGCCACCATTACCCCAAGTCATGTGGGGAAAAGTGTGAGCGAATCCGCAAATACTCAATCAGGGCTGCAACTAATGAGGGGCCGCGTGGCGCAACGGCAGACCTGCTGTATGTCGATGAGCTGCGAGAGATTGACACCGACACATGGGCCGCCGTCACTCCGATCACCCGAGCCAGACCCAATGCCCAAGTGTTTTGGACATCCAATGCTGGCGATCTAACTTCGGATGTTTTGAACGAGCAACGCCGCCGAGCCTTGACATTTACAAGTGACCGAATGGGGTATTACGAATACAGCGCGCCAGCAGGATCATCGGTTGACGACATTGAGGCTTGGAAAATGGCCAACCCTGCTATGGGTTACACGATCAACGAGCAAAACATCAAAGATGCCGCAACCTTTGACAGCCCCGATGCGTTTAAGACCGAAACGCTTTGCATGTGGGTTGATGCAATCGACAGCCCTTGGCCAATGCAGGTGTGGAACGAATGCGAGGCAGACATCGCCTTGGAGGATGGGTTGCCAACATGGATGGCAATGGATCTCAATTTCAATCGAGAGTTGGCCTGTCTTGTCACACTGCAACAACGCGACAATGGCTTTGGGGTATTCCTGCACGAATGGCGCAAAGAGGGTGGCATCAACGATTTGGAACTCGCTGGCGAGATCTCCGCACTGACTCGCCGCTATCGCCCAAGGGTGCTGGCCTATGATCCAAATACTGCTGGATACATCGCGCCAAGACTTGCCCAGGCTGGTGTGCCAGTTGCGCCAACGCCTTGGAACTCGGCCAACTTTTCAATCATGTGCGATCAGACAATGAATGCAATGCAATCTCGGCAGCTGCTACATCCAGCCCAAGAAACTTTGCACAGCCATCTGGTCAGTTGCGCTCGCCGCCCGGCATCGGATGGGGGTTGGCGCATTGCTCGCCGAGCCGCCCAAGTACCAATCAGCGCGGCAGTTGCTTTGGTTATGGCGGTGGGTCATGCAACTGAGCCACAACAAACTGTGTCTATAATCAGTGCATAACCCTGCCTTGGGTTCACCCGAGGTCGGCCAGTTATCAAAGAGGGATCAAGACCACTAGGACTAACTGGCCGATCTGTGTGACAACACGCGCAACAAGGTGACAAGCGGTGACAAAATTACACTGATGTCATTTGCTTGTGGTGTAATGACAAGATGGGATTCATAGATTTTTTACTGGGTGCGCCCACTGAAAAGCCACAGATCGAAGCGCGTGCAGGTATCGCTATCCCGTTTTACCAGGATGCCTATTTTACGCCATTTAACACTTTCCGAGTTGACCGATCAAGTGCGATGCAAGTGCCAGCAGTGGCACGCGCTCGCAACATTATTGCTGGCACAATCGCAACCCTTGGCCTGAACTCGTACAACGATGTCACTGGGGCAAAGATCGAGGGTCGCAAGATTCTTGAACAACCAGATCCAGCCATTCCACTAGCTGTGACTATGGCTTGGACTGTCGAGGATTTGTTATTTCATGGCCGATCATTCTGGCAAGTGCTAGAGGTTAACGCCGAGGATGGCAGACCGACACAGGCTCGCCGAATTGATCCAACCCGAGTGACTTTCACAACTGATTTGAACACCCAAGAGATCGTTAACGGTTTCTACATCGAGGGCGGTTTGATGCCGATGTCTGGTGTGGGATCTTTAATCATGTTTAGCGGTATCGATGAGGGCATTCTTAACCGAGGTGGCCGCACTATCTCGACAGCCTTGAAACTAGAGGAAGCCGTTCAGCGTATGGCCAGCGAGCCAAACCCAACAATGGTGATTAAGAATAGTGGCGTTGATTTACCGCCAGAGCAGGTGTCAAGCCTACTGGCCCAGTGGAAGCAAGCCCGAGCCACACGCTCAACCGCTTACCTATCAGGCCCATTAGATGTCACGACTTTCGGATACGATGCCGGGCAAATGCAGCTGACCGAATCTCGCTTGAACACAGCCGCCGAAATCGCTCGCATGTGCAACATCCCTGCCTGGTACATAAACGCCGAATCAGCCAGCGCGACTTACTCCAACGTAAGCCAGGAACGCCGAAGCCTTGTCGATTTCAGCCTAAAGCCGTTCATGTCCTGTATTTCTGAACGACTAAGCATGAACGACATCACCCCACGCGGCTCGACTGTCCGATTTGATCTCGATGATTACCTACGCGGAAACCCACTTGAACAAGTAGAGGTTTTGAGCAAGATGCTCGAAGTTGGCATTATCGATGTTGAGGAAGCCCGAGAGTCAATGGATCTCGCACCGAGAGGAAATGAAAATGCAACTTAGTTTTGAGGGCCAAGTATTAGCGGCCAATGTTGAAACTCGCACCATCAAGGGGCTTGTCGTGCCGTTTGCCAAGGTTGGCAACACCTCGGCTGGCCCAGTGCGCTTTGAGTTTGGCGCGTTTGGCGAAATTGACCCAAGCCAAATTGTCTTAAACATGGAACATGACCGCACACGCCCATTGGGTCGTGGCATCGCTGGATCAGAGGAAGTCACCCCAGCAGGAATCTCGATGGCGTTTAAGATCGCGCCAACGGGTGCTGGCAATGATGCACTGGTCGAAGCATCCGAGGGACTTCGCCCGGCATTTAGCATCGAGGCTAATGTCGGTGAATACACCATCGAAAAGGGCGTCATGGTCGTATCAGCTGCAAAACTTGAAGCCGTTGCTCATGTAACAAACCCAGCGTTTAAGGATGCACAGATTTCCCAAGTCGCAGCCACAGAGGCCGATGAGGAAACCCCAGAAACCACCGAGGCGGAACAACCTGCCGAGGAACAACCACAGGAGATCACAGTGGAAGAAACAACCGCACCAGTGGCAGATGAAGTGACCGCAGCAGCGGTTGTTCACGCCGCAGCACCAGTGGCCTACGTCAAGCCTCGTAGCCCAATCAACAGCCAAGCCTCGTACTTGGAACACAGCATCAAGGCCAAAATGGGCAACCATGATTCAGCCCAGTATGTTATGGCAGCCGATGACTCATTCAGCACGAACCCAGCGTTCACCCCAGTGCAGTATGTAAACCAGGTTATCGACACATCTATTGGATCACGCCCAGCCATCGATGCAATCGGCTCACGCGCCATCACTGCATCAGGCATGGTTATCAGCCATCCAAAAATCACAACCAATGGCACAGTAGCCGACACCAACGAAGGTGCTGGCCCATCAGAAACTGGAATTGTATCCGCATACGTAAACCTAGACGTAAACAAGTTTGCTGGAATGCAGCGTTACTCCGTAGAACTATTGGAACGCTCATCCCCAGACTTTTTCCAGGCAATGGTCGATAACATGACACGCGCCTACAATAAGGCAACTGATGCAGCCGTTATCGCAGCACTAACGGCAGGTGGCACACAGGCAACTGCACAAGATGCAGATTCCGATGGCATCATCGCCTATGTAGCCAAAGAAGCACCAGCCGCTTACCTAGCCACAGGCGAACTACCAAGCGCATACATCGCTGGTACATCCCAGTGGTCATTGCTAATGGGTGCAACCGATACAACTGGTCGCCCAATCTACAACGCATACAACCCAATGAACAATGGCGGAGTTGCTGGCCCACAAAGCCTACGCGGCAACGTGCTTGGACTTGATCTGTATGTAGATCCAAACGCAGTATCAACAACTATCGATGAATCAGCATTCATTGTGACCCCGTCAGCTGTGGCCATCTATGAATCACCGATCTTGCGTATGTCAACAAATGTTGTGACATCAGGCGAAATCGAAACCATGCTTTACGGTTACTTGGCCGTTGGCGTTTTGGTTGCTGGTGGCGTACGCCGCTTTAACTTGACCTAAATCAAGTTAGTTAGAAGTGTGGGAGGTGCGGCCCTGTGCCTCCCACACACTTACAAGAATGGAGTAGAAAATGGCACTGATCACACTAAGCGAACTTAAAAGCGTTTTAGGTATTGGCGACATTTACGCTGACTCCATCGTTCAGGCAGTTGCCGACAGTGCCGAGAACATAATCCTGTCGTACCTAATCTTTGACGATGTGGCGATCAATGCCGTATCGCTTACAAGCAACGTGGCCCGATTCTATTGCTACGAAAATACATTTGTGGTCGGTCAGGCTTTGACCGTCACCAACTGTGGCTCACCTTTTAACGGCTCACGCACAGTCACCAAAGAGGGCGTGGATGAATACGGCGTGACATTTTTTGAAGCTTCAATCACAAACGCAGACATTACAAAGCGCAAAGTCATTCCTAATGGCCGAGCCGTGTTGACTAGCCAAGCCGCGCTATACGACACGACCCCAGAAGTCCGTGAAGCCGCTTTGGCAGTTGCTTGCGACATCTGGATCACTCGCACAGGAACCCTTGGCCAGCAAGGTGTGGACTTTCAAAGCCCTGCACCTTACCGCCTAGGCCGTTCCATGCTGACCCGAGTTTCAGGCCTACTTGGCAAACACCTAGATACCAGGGGATACCTTGGCTGACTTAGCAACTTACCGCGAAGCACTTGCCGCAACTTTAAGAGCTGCCGGGCGAGTAGTTTATGCGTACCCAAACGAGAACATAACCCCACCAGCCATTGTGCTAGTGCCTGGATCGCCTTACATGACAGTGAGCGCGATCGGTGGGGCGCGTTGTAATGTGCGCTTTGACATCACAGTGATCGTCAACGCAGCTGACAATCAAGCGGCTTTGAAAAATCTAGAAACCTTAATCTTTTCAGTAACCGACCTACTAGCCAACAACATCTCGTTGCTTGGTGGATGGTCGCAACCCACAGTCACGCAAATCGGAAACGCCGATATGCTTATCAGCCAACTCAACATCGAGATGGTCACAACCAACTAAGAAAGGCAAGTCATGCCAGCAACATACATAACTGGTCGGTCATTGACTCTAACGATTAACTCGGTGAGTTACGCTGACCAGGCATCAACAGTCACACTTGAAATGGAAAACAACCAGCAAGTGTTGGAAGTTTTAGCAGGTCGCGCTTACAAGACCGTAGATAAGACCGCCACACTAAATGTGGAACTATTTTTAGATGACACATCATCCGCTGGAATTATCAGCGCACTATGGGATGCCGCTTTAGCCGCGCCAGATACCGCCCTTACATTTTCGTTTGATGTAAACGGCGACACATTTGCTGGCAAAGTATTCCCAGTATTTCCAACCGTTGGTGGCGCGGCCACTGACGTACTAACCACCAGCCTCAGCTTTGTTGTTGAGGATGGCGCAGTAACTCGCACTTAACGAATAGAACAGGGCAACCATTATGCAATACACAGTTACAACAAAACAGGGCAACAACTACATAGTGAGTGATGAAAACGCTTGGTTGTGGATTGAGATCGAACGCGAACTCGGTTACACAGTGAGCCAAGCGGCAGAAAAGATGAGCCAAGGCTCGCTGGATGTCATAACCTGCATGCTTTACAAGGCCGCTAAGGCCCAAGGGCATACCAAGTTACCAAACCAGCAAGCATGGGTCACCAATGAGTTTGAAACCTTTGAGGTGGTCGAGGATAGCCCAAAAGAGAACTTGCTGACGCACTCGTCAGAATAGCAGTTGTCACCGGGATACCTTTATCGGATCTGTACCAATGGTCACTCGCAGACATCAACACAGCCTTGCAGCTGATAACAGAGAGGAATGGTCATGGCTGATAAAGTAACAGTCAAAATGACCCCTGACTCTCGGGATCTTAAATCGCTATACAAGGCATTTCGTGAAATGGATGAGGGCGCAAAGAAAGCCCTTAAAGATGATGTGACAAGCATTAGCCAGTGGTCAGCCACAGAGATGCAAAGCAGCTACAACTTGAACCCATTGCCAGCACAAGCCCAAAAGGTAGCGGCAACTATTCGAGCCAATAAAGATCGCATTCCCAACGTCACGATCGGTGGTAGCAAGGGTCGATTTAGTGGCGGCGCGGTATCTGGTCAAGTATTGTTTGGATCTGAGTTTGGTGGCCCAGCACCTTTTGAGAATGGTGGTCGCCGCTTTCCTGATCGATCACGCGCACAAGGTCGCGGCAACGAGGGCTATGGCATTTTCATAACACTCAAAAAAATACAGCCAGAGTTGACACGGCGTTGGAAAGATGCCGTAAGCAAAAGAGTTATAGAAAAGTGGGATGACAATAATGGCTGATGTGAGAACCCTCAAACTCAACCTACTCGCTGATGTAGATCAGTTTGGCAGAAGCCTAAACAAGGCAGACAACGATGCCAAGGGCTTTGCTGGTGGACTTAAAAAGTATGGCAAGATGGCCGCAGCCGCTTTTGCCGTTGCTGGCGCAGCTGCCGCAGCCTACGCGATCAAGATTGGCGTGGATGGAGTCAGGGCAGCCGTTGAGGATGAAGCCTCACAAAAGCAACTTGCAATTGCCCTAAAGAATACAACTAATGCAACTGATGCACAGATCAAATCCACCGAGGATTACATTACTAAGCAACAGTTGGCCTTTGGCGTAGCCGATACTAAGTTGCGCCCGGCACTGGCTAACCTAGCCCGAGCCACTGGTGATGTAGGAAAAGCCCAGCAACTTACAAACCTAGCAATGGACATAAGCGCGGCCACAGGCAAAGACCTAGAGGGCGTTTCGATGGCCTTGTCTAAGGCTTACAACGGCAATCTAGGCGCACTTACTAGGCTTGGTGTGCCATTGGATGCCAACATCATTGCCACTAAAGATTTCAACGCAGCACAAGAGGAACTTGTACGTTTGTTTGGTGGCGCGGCTAAAGCCAATACAGAAACTTATGCCGGTCAATTAGCAATCGTCACCGAACGTTTTGGCGAAATGAAAGAGGCCATTGGTGTGGCATTACTGCCAACCATGAAAACCTTGCTAGAGGAAGTTAACAAAGTTGCTAAGGGATTTAGTGGCGATGATCCAGAGGGGTTGAGCAATCGCGCTCGGGAACTAGCTGGAAACTTTGAGGGCGATGGTGCATTCAGTTTAGGCGGCGCGTTGCGAGCAGTTGCCGATGCCTTTGGCAATCTGTTCTCGACTGTTACAGACGGCGGCCCAGGTGCTGCCAGCATGATGGAACGGATCGCAGCATCACTAGAAACAGTTGCCAACGCAATCAACTCCATCTCGAATGCTTACCAAGCGGCACTTCCTGCATTGCGATTTATTCAAAATCCGCTCAACATAAATCTTCCAGAGGCAGGATTTACGCCTCGACCAAAGGCAAGAGCAGCTGGTGGATCGGTCATGGGTGGTCAGGCGTACCGTGTTGGCGAGTTTGGCCCTGAACTATTTGTTCCAAGTGGCTCGGGATCAATTCGCCCGGATGCTGGCAACGGCGGCGGCGTGACGATAATTATGAACGGCATCATCGATGGTGAGTCTGCTCGCAGATCCATCGAGAAGCTGCTGCAAGATAGCGCAAGGCGCACAGGCGCAGTCAACTTTGTTGGGGCAACATTGTGACCGTTTACACGCCTTATCCAAAGGTTATCTTTGCCGGGGTTAATGAGTATGCAGACAACACAATCAGCAACATTTCAATAAGCCTTGGCCGCCGCGACATTTATGAACAAGCCTTAGTTGGCATTGCCAATGTAAGTCTGTGGACTGATGCCGATACTGCGCTAAATGTAAACCTGTCTGACAGCATTCAGATCCAGATCAAAGATACTGACGATGTTTATCAAACCATTTACACTGGCACGATTTCAGACATTGCAATCGGACTGGATGCCTACGGCGAAATAGGATCGGTGGCTCGTTACAATCTGACGGCTGTTGGCCCACTGGCTATCCTTAACCGCTTTACAACAGGCGGCCTAGGCTTCGCCAAAGAGTTTGATGGCACAAGAGTACTCAACATCCTCTCGGATGCATTCCTAGAGAGTTGGGATGAGGTAGTGCCAACCTTGACTTGGTCAGCTGTGAGCAGTCTTGCGACATGGGACAACTGGGGTGGCGGCAACCAGACTTTGGTTGACAATCTGATCGCTGACATTGATACTCCCGGCACATACGAGTTGACCGCATACAGCGATGGCCCAGCCAATGCCCTGACACTTGCACAGAATGCCGCCCAATCTGGTCGAGGATTTTTGTATGAAGCACCAAACGGCGAAATCCATTATGACTCATACACAAGCCGAGCAACACTAACACCGCTCACCCTTACTGATGATGACCTGTTAGCCGTAGGACTGCGACAGGCCGCCCAGTGGTCAGAAATCGTGAATGACGTGACCCTGACCTACAAGAACAATCAAGAAAAGTATGCGGCTGATTACACCAGCCAGCAATCTTTCGGCGAACTATCGGGAACAAGGTCAACGCAGCTAGAAAACGGCAGCGATGCCCAAAGTCAGGCTGACGCATTTTTGGAAAGTCGCGCCTACCCACGCACCTATCCCGAGGAACTTACGATCCCATTACACAGTCCAACTGTCACCGATGCCACTAGGGATGCACTGATTCTGATGCACGTTGGATCGGCTATCTACACCCAAGATTTGCCAGCAGTATTTGGTGGCACTTTTGATGGCTTTGTCGAGGGCATCAAGTGGAACTTAGATCGCTACACAGCCACCATGACATTAATTTGCTCGGCAATTTCCGAGACATACCCAAGCCAAGTTTGGTTGCAAATCGCTCCAACCGTAACTTGGGCAGGGTATACTCCAACTACGACAGAATGGCAGGACTTATAGCATGGCAACAACCACCCCGAACTACGGCTGGCCAGTACCAACCAGCACCGATTACGTCAAGGATGGCGCAACGGCCATTGAGGCTTTAGGCGATGCTATTGATGCAACAGTCTTTGGCTTACCTAGCGGCGGATTGACTTTAATTAGTGCGACAACAATTGGCAGCGCAGTTTCATCCGTTACAGTTACTGGGGCTTTTAGCGCGACTTATGATAATTACAGGATTTTGGTATCTGGCGGAACAGCCTCTACAAATACAGGTTTGTCCCTGCAAATGGGTGCGACCACCTCTGGTTACAAATACAGTTTAGTCAATGCGCCATACAATGCCAGTCCAGCAGCAGCATCATCAGGTGCCGGTGGCAATATTTTATATAGCGCGATGATGACTACTGACGGATTAGCTGGAACGATTGACGTTAATTCGCCATTTTTATCAAAACGCACCACTTTTAGTTGTGTTTGGAGTAGTCCGTCAGAAACTGGAACAACTACTGGTCATTTGGGTAACACTACGTCCTATACTGCGTTTACTTTAGCAACATTATCGGGAACCGTGACAGGCGGAACAATCCGAGTATATGGTTACAAAAACTAATAAGGGAATATAATGGCAACCACAAAACCAAACATTCAAATTGATCATGTTGTGCGCGAAATGACGACAGAGGAACAGACAGCCTACAAAGCCATTCAAGTTGAAGCGTCGGCATTCAAAGCCGAAGTCGATGCAAAAGCGGCAGCACGCGAAAGCGCACTAGCCAAACTTGCAGACCTTGGACTAACCGCCGAGGAAATTGCAGCACTTTAACAATCATCACAGGGCCATGACACGAAAGGGCAACTCATGGCCTTACCAATTAAGAATGGCAAGATTACAACCGCCTACAAAAAGCCAGGCAAGATGTGGTCAAAGGGCTACCACACAGGCGTTGACTTTGCAGTACCCACCGGCACACCTGTATTGGCAGTAGCTGATGGCAAGATCGAAAACGCCAACTGGGGCAAATCGTACGGTAACCAGGTAGTCGAAAAATGTGATGGTGGCTGGGTAATCTATGCACACTTGAACAAGGTTAGAGTTAAGCCAGGCGCAATGGTCAAAAAAGGCCAGATCATTGGCGAGTCCGGCAACACAGGAAACTCATCAGGCCCACACTTGCATTTTGAAATGCGCGACAATATCCGCTGGTCCGCTGGTAAGGACCTTGACCCGAAAGCGATCTTGGCATCATGAACAAAACCAAAAACATCTTATTAAGAATGGTTGCAGTCTTTGCAGCTAGTAGCCTGTCAGTCGTAGGCGCATCAGCCGTTGCAGGTGTAGAGCCAGCCAAGGCGATCATAATCGCTGGCATTGGTGGCGTGGCAGTAGTAATCGAGGGACTTGCTCGGGCATTCCTGAAAGACGGCTCACTCGATGATGCCGAAATAAATGACATCTTTACCAACGCCGATAAGAGCCTGGA